GCCTTATTCCTGACGCTAGAGGGTGTTTTAATGGACGTAATCCCGGTAGAAGCGGAGAAAATATGAGACTCGCTCTTGTCATTCCATTTGTTGATACCTGGGAAATTACTAAGCGTTGTCTTGAGAAAATAAACGAAAACTCTAGCCCTGATACCGAAGTATGGCTAATCGATAACGGCTCAGAGGAGCGCTACGATGCTGAAGCCTTAGACATACTGACCACTTTTGAGAAGAAGGGCGGCCGATTAACAGATGTACATTACCATGTTAACGAGAAGAACACAGGAGTCTTGCCTACTTTCAAACAAGGGCTAGGATTAACAAACGCGGATATTATTTGCTTTATACATAGTGATGTTCTGCTTCAAGAAGCTGGCTGGGATAAAAGAGTAATAGAGGCTTTTGAGACTAACCCTAAACTTGGGCTAGCCGGATTATTCGGTGCTGTTGGTGTAGGCGATAATGGTGGCCGGGTACGGTCGCAAAGCAATATGTTGGGACTGGAATGGGGAGCATGTACTTGCCACGATGTCGCATGGAAACATCACAGCGAACACGTAACAGGGCTATCCCCAGCTACAATTCTGGACGGGGTGGGTATGTTCTTCAGGCGTGAAGCATTACAAGCCCTAGCAGACTCAGATATGTTCGATTCGTGGAGAGCAATTCATCATTTTTACGACAGAATTATGCCATTAAAGCTAATAGATAAGGGCTGGAAGGTTGGAACGCTTGGCATAGGCTTCGATCACTATAGCGGAGCAACGGCTAATAGCTCAGACAATTGGCGTCAACTAGCCCAAGAATGGTGCGACACACATAATATTGCGACTACTGGCGCGCCTGACCACGATCTTTACCTAGAATCTGAGCGTCAGTTTTTCAAAGAGTTTGGCTTCAAAGAGTTTGGCAAACGTCTACCCTGCTCGGTTAACTCTAACTGGGATTATGAATGGCGAGGAGTACCATAATGCGCGATGACGGACAGATTCAACCAGCAGAAATCACTCACTTCACACAACAGGGCTTTACTATAAAGGGTGTAATTCATGTCGGTACAAACACTGGTCAAGAGATGGAGTCATATATTCATCAGTTTAATTTAGATATAGACCATTTCTTAGGCTTTGAACCACTCCCAGAGGCATATATCACATTTAAAAAGCGTTATCCAGGATATAGAGTAGAACATTATGGACTTGGCAAAAAGCATGAAACACGAGAGCTCCAAGTCACAGCAACCGCAGAAGGCCAAAGCTCAACAATATTCGACCCGAATGTAGAGTCAGGTTATCCATTAACCGAGGTTATAAAAGAGCGCTTGCCAATTACGATCAACCGACTCGATGAGCAGTTTACAGCCAACGAATTAGACAACTTCGATACAGTGGTCATTGACGTGCAGGGCATGGAGCTCGAAACGCTAATCGGCTTTGGTAAATTATTAGACGAGTTCAAATATTACAATATCGAATGTAGCGAAACACCAATTTATAAAGGTGAAGAGCCAGCCTCGGCAATTGTGGACTATATGGCCAGAAATGGGTTCACTCAGGACACGCCAATTCAATCGCACAACGATATTATGTTCGTCCGCTCAGACATAAAAGCAGAGAGTGATTTGGTATATCATGGACTCGCGTAAACAACTTGACCTCGGTTCAGGCTCGCAGCCGCGCCAGCAAGATGGCTACGAAGCGGTCGGCGTAGATATTGCCCCGAATGATAACCCCCTCGTTAAATTAGCTGACTTTGCCCTGCAACCGCTACCTTATCCCGATGATTCATTTGATCTTGTGACGGCCTTCGATGTCCTTGAACATATACCAAAGGTAATCTATATGCAGCTACCAGGAGCTACTGGGCAGGTTATATCTCGTCGTAACTGCCTCATCGAACTATTCAACGAAGTATACCGAGTACTAAAGGACGGTGGTGAGTTCTTCTTTGCCCTACCAAAAGCCGGTACAACCCAGTACTGGGGCGACCCAACCCACATATCCGAATGGTGCGAAGATTCAGTCAACTATTATTCTGGTGATTATTTCGGCCATCACGATACATATGGACATACGAGTAAGTTTCAAAAGGTATCGGTTGATGTTGACCCACAATTTAGCTGGCGAATGAGCGTTAGATTAAGAGCTGTTAAACCAGCGGGAGAACCATATAATGTCTAAAGTTGCAATCGTCGTGCCGATACTCAATAACTTCAAAGGCTTCGCGGAACTGGTCGAGTCGGCTAAGTCACAGCATCAGATTTTATGGTACGTTCAGCCACAACATAGGGAGCAAGTACCCTTAGCTGCCGCTTGGAATAAGGGCTTTAGGGATGCTGTAGCCGACGGCTGTGATTACATAGCAATCCTTAACGATGATATTCTCTTGAGTCCCCAGTCACTCGACCATATGATACAAGCATTCGACCTACTTTCTAAAGAAGTAATGCTAGTCTCGGCCAATAATGTATACGGACAGCTTGCCAGTCCCTACGACATTTTCAACTATAGCGAGCAGGACGTTGCTGATATGACGTCGTCTGACCACCCGAACTATAGCTGCTTCATGGTTAAACGTGACTTCTTCGATAGAGTGGGAAGTTTTGATGAAAACTTTGTTATGGCATACTACGAAGATAATGACTCCCACAAGCGTATTAAAGAGTTAGGCTTTAGAGCCGTTACGACAACCTATGCCTCGTGTGTGCATTTCGGAAGCGTTACTGTATCAATCGAGCCGAAACATGCTAATTCTGCCGTATCGAAGGCTTATTACATTAAGAAGTGGGGAGGCTTGCCAGATACCCACCCGGTTAACGATGAGCAAAAGGAGAAGTTTCATACCCCATATGGCAACCCCGAAATATCACCTAAAGATTGGACACCGAATTATGCAGCCTGAACTATGGATGAATGTCCCCCAAGGCTACCCGTTCGCTCAGAAGATAGCCAAGAGCGACACGCAAGGGCTCAAGGGCTTTCTAATAAACACTACTCCGGACGAACAGGTGCAGCAGTTAATCCGCGACATGACGCCCGAACAAGTCGTACAGTCCTGCTTAGATAATAACTTCACCTTTGACCCTGAATGGTATGGCGCTAGACTATTCAATTGGCAAAAAATATGAGCGATAAAATCAAAGTCCTAGTTCTAGCAGATTACGGATGTTCAACTGGCTTTGGACAAGTAGCTAGCAATATCATGACCCGCATCAATGCGACTGGTAAATACGATATTACAGTAGTCGGGATAAACTACGACCCTGGCAACGACATAGACCTGAACCGCTGGCCCGGACGGATCATTCCTGCTATCACCGTCAGTGATATGCAGTCACCCGATGTTTACGGCCGCCAAAAGGTTTTGAATGAGTTAGGCAAAGGTATTTATGATATCTTCTTCTCCATACAGGATACCTTCATTTTAGGTACTATCGTGCCGCAGATTATTGAAACCCGTGAAGCCCTAGATAAGAAGTTTGCCACCATCTTTTACTACCCAATAGATGCCAGCCCTAAAAAAGAGTGGATTGAGAAAGTAGTGAATGAGATAGACTTTCCAGTTCCTTATACCGACTACGCTAAGAGAGAATCCATTAAGGCTTATCCACAAGTCGAAGACAAACTATGCCAGCCCATTTACCACGGCACTAATCTTAATGATTTTAACGTCATCAAAGACCGCCAAAAGGTAGCGGAGTTTAGAAAAAAATACTTTGCCGGTAACGCTGATGGTAGATTCATACTGACGAACATTAACCGCAACCAACCGCGAAAAGACATCCTGCGGTCGTTCATGGTGCTCAAAGAGTTAAGAAATCGGGGACGTAAAGATGTAATCCTCTATTTGCATATGGCGCATGACGACGCCGGCGGCAATCTATTAGTCCAAGCTGACCACTTTGGATTTAAGTTAAGCGAAGACTACATCTTACCGAGCCCTAAAATCTTCACCGCCAACCAGGGACTCCCTATAGCTATGATTAACATGCTCTACAACTGTTCTGATGCTATCCTAACTACCACTCTCGGCGAGGGCTGGGGGCTGTCGATTACCGAAGCCATGGCTACCCGCAAGCCGATCATCGCCCCAGATAATACTTCACTTCATGAAATTATGGCTGATAACCGAGGATATCTTATACCTAGTGGCGAAACAATAGGTGACTGGGTAACGATGGGTTCAATGGACAACGAACGGATGCGACCTATGATGAACGTCAGTAAAGCCGCCGACGCCATCGAGAAAGTCATGGATGGTAAACTGCCAGACATTCAGGGTGCTCAAGAATGGGCGATAAAGCATAGCTGGGACTATGTTTCCCAGAGTTGGCTCAAGGTCTTTGATGATGCTTACCAACATGCCGTCCAGCTTAATAATCAACCTGACTTTGTGCCGAATCGTAAAATGCGGAGAGCCTTAAAGAAGAAAGTGGGGATCTAATGCCGATATACCGTTATGAACATGATTGTGGGTTTGAACACTCACAATTCTTAAAAGCCGATAAAGATAGCATCTTACTAGTATGCCTGCGCTGTGGACGCAACGTCATGGCTCGCCAAGTCCGCGATAAAGCCGCTAAGTTTGCTACTAATAACGACGTGACCGGGATACTCCGCGATGAGTAGCCTATCAATGACTCCTCTGCAGAAATTGCTAGGGTTTGATGTCGCGGAGGAAATGTATGATCAACTTCCGCTCACCGTTCAATTAATACTTGATCTTAAGATTGAGGGCTACAACGATTCAGACATTGCTAGGGCTTTAGGAATGCCGCGCGTTACGGTGATTGATATGTTCCGGCGATCCAGGCATACATTACTCAGGAGCAAACTGAAGCTAATACTTGAGACGCGGGTTTATTACCGAGAGACACACACTACGGTGTTAGATGGAGCAGAGTAATGGCTAATACCATCAACCCTAAACGAGAATTATTCTGTGAGCTATTCGCAAGTGACAAAGAGTTCTTCGGCAACGGAACTGAATCATACATAGAGGCTTTCAACATTGATATTAGAAAAAAAGGAGCTTACGCAGGGGCAAGAGCTTCAGCAAGCAGGCTGTTAACAAACGCTAACACATTAAAGAGAATTAACGAATTGCTTGAAGTGGGTATCCTTAACGATGCTTTCGTTGATAAACAGATAGCCTTCCTTATAACCCAGAATGCCGAACTTGGCACTAAGTTGGGTGCTATTAAAGAATATAATGCTCTCAAGCAACGTATTACTAAAAAGCTAGAACTGGGTGGCGACCTGACCTTAAAGACGGCCTTAGTGGAGTTTGTTGGTATGAATAACGTCATAGATGATGTTATTCCTGAAAGTACAAACTAAATAGTGTCCCGGATCGTGGCTTTATACCAAATTATTAAATAGACTGACACCATATGAGAGATAATGAGGTTAAAGTTGAGTTTCTTGCCCAGTTCAAAGAACTGTTCAACGAGAAGTGGCGCAACATCGTCTATTATGGTGGCCGTGGTAGTGGAAAATCGCATCATGTGGCCCTAGCTCTAATCTTGCGCGGCCGACAAGGTAAGCTTAGAATACTTTGCACCCGCGAAATCCAGAAGACTATCGCTGATTCGGTCCATAAACTACTCAAAGACTTAATCTACCAATACGGCTTTGACGACTACGAGGTAACAGATAAGATTATACGCAATCGTATTACTGGCACAGAGTTCATCTTTGGTGGCCTGCGGCACAATGTTAATGAGATCAAATCACTTGAAGGCGTGGATATTGCGTGGGTCGAGGAAGCCCAAAGTATTAGCGAGGATAGCCTTAAAGTCTTAGTGCCGACTATCCGTAAGGCTGGTAGCCAGGTTATCTATACCTTCAACCGTGTCAACGAGCTAGACCCGGTATATGTGCGCTACGTTCAGAACGAACGCGCCAAAACATATGCATACAAAGTCAACTTTGACGTATTGGATGCAGTGGGTTTGTTTCCCAATGAGTTACGACTTGAAATGGAGGAAGATAAAAAGAACCCTGATCTATACGCCCATGTCTGGTTAGGCGAGCCGATGAGTCAAGCCGAAATGAGCATACTGAGCCGTACGTCTATCTTAGAGTCAATGCAGCGCGATGGTGTGGATGACGGTATGGTAATCATAGGTGCTGACATTGCGCGGATGGGTGATGATCGGACGGTATTCTGGAAGCGTAAAGGGCTGAAGACGATTAAATATGCGGTACACAACAAGCTTCGTACTACCCAAGTCTGTGACCAACTAGAGCAATTTATGGACTTTGATAAGACTATCGAGCTGAGAGTGGACGATACCGGCGTCGGTGGCGGTGTGACGGACGAGATGATGAAGCGTGGGTATCAGGTAATCGGTATCAACTTCGGTGGCGTGGCCCAAGACGGCGATAAATACCCCAACTGGATTAGCGAAGCATGGTTTCACATGGTCGAAATACTGCCAGAAGCCGAATTGCCGTATGATTCCGGCCTACTGATGGAGCTATCGAGCCGTCAGTGGAAGATGGACAACAAAGGCAAACGCCGGGTTGAGAGTAAAGACGACTATAAGAAACGTGGTTTCAGAAGCCCGGACATCGCCGACGCCTGCATTATCTGCTACGGCGACCCACACTCCCCTAACATCCTTGAATACTACAAGGGCATCACCGACAAAACCCCAGTTGAACAGACATAATTAGAAGAGAAGGAACTATACACAAATGGGGATTTTAGATACTTTCTTACAGAAGCAGCGAGATAAGATAGTTAATCAGGTTACTAACGCTGTAGCCACTCAAGTCACGAAGCACGTCGAGGGTGAGATACTCAAAGCCCAAGCCCCTAGTCCGTATACGACAGGCGTAACCGGCGCTTCACCGGGTGCTAAACGCTACCAATTCACTCAGGATATGGTTAACGGCGGTGTACAAAGACGCACCAAGCCGGGCAGTAACATCAGCTTTGACGCTTTAAGGCGCTTTTCTATATCCCATGAGATTAGCCGGGCCTGTATTAACCTCCGCAAACGCCAAATCACTAGTATGGAGTGGACTATCGGTACGGCCGATAAAGACGACAAAGGCAGTTACGATACCCAGATCAACGACTGTAAGGAGTTCTTTAATGCTATTGGTGGACGGGGAATAGGCTACCGGCGGTTTATGGACAGGTTTATCGAAGACCTGATGGTGCTGGACGCCGCAGTCCTCGAAAAGCAGCTCACTCGAAACAATAAGCTGCATACCATTGTCCCCATAGATGGAGCTACTATACGCTTACGAGTAGATGAGAGTGGTGCAACCCCCGAACCGCCAGAGTCGGCCTATGTGCAGGTTATACGCGGTCAAGTTACTGCTGAGTGGACAGATGACGAGATGATCTACGCCATGATGAACTCTCGCAATGATACACCTTATGGTTTGGCTCCCCTTGAATCCCTGATGATTATTGTTACGAGCTCGCTTAAAGCTGGAATGTACAACCTCGCTTATCTGACAGACGGCAACATCCCCGAGGGCTTCTATACCATGCCCGACAGTTGGACGCCACAGAACATCAAGGACTTCCAGGAATACTTTGATGCCATGATGGCCGGTGATGAGAACGTAACCCGCCGATTGAAGTTTATGCCTGCCGGTCAGTACAGCCCGACAACCAAACCGACTGATATGGCCTTCGAACAATTTAATGATTGGCTAATGAAGATTACCTGTGCCTTATTTGAGGTCAACCCTGTAGATATAGGTTTCCTGCCGAAGACAGGGTTAGGCGGCAAGGGTTTCGTCGATGGTATGCAGCAAGGAAGTTACGATAAAGGCTTGTTGCCTCTGGCATTGTTCATCGAGGAAATGTTTACCAAACTTATTCAAGAAGAATTCGGCTACGATAAACTAAAGTTTAGTTTCCCGTCCCTGAAAGAGAAAGACGCCAAGGGAGTAGCCGAGACTAACCAGCTACTTATAAACTCCGGCCAACGGACAATTGATGAACTTCGTACCGATGAGGGTCTTGATCCATTACCAGATGGCCTAGGTGCTAAACCTTTTGTTTTGGGACAAATATCATTCTTAGACGAGGCGCTGAATGCACAACCGGACACTGGTAATAGTAATGCTGATCAACTACCAAGTGGAAACACCGAGAAGCCGGCAGTCGGAAAAGACTCAGCAGATGCAAGCGCAACTAAGCGAGATGGGTCAGGCAGTTTCGGGCGTGTAATGGACTTGCGGAAGAATCAGGTCAAAGAATTACGAACCTTCCGAACCTACGCCATGAAGCGTAAGAAAGACGGTAAGGCTATTAGGCCGTTCGTATCAACAGTTCTGCCAGCCTACATGGTAGAACAACTCAATCAAGAGGTGACTAAGTCTCAAGAGCTAGAGGGATTGCGCAAGACTTTTGACGAACCGATCAGAGAATTAGAGATGTTGAATGTCGATACTGCCCTTGAAGCTCGTAACCTGGTACTAAACGTCATATGAAAACTTTAGATCGCGTCATAGTTCATTCCTTAGATGAATATATTGACCGTACACTGAATAAAGCCAATGCGGTCAATAAGCCGTATCGAGCCATCAAACGGACAGATGAATATAAGCAACTTCAAACTAAGTTTACAGAAGCTATTGCCAAACAAGGCGAATGGGCAGTTGAAAAGCTACCTGACTTGTTCAAGAGTGCTGGTATAGACGATAACTTACAACCCCTAGGGATCGAGCAGCAGCAGAAGCTCAAAGGTTTAATAAGCCGTGACATGCCTGTGCTTTCCGAGTATGTGTCTCAAACAGTGATCTTCGCGGGCCTAAAAGACTTCTTCGAATGGTCAGTCAAACAGCAATATAAGCGCTGGGGCTATATGGTGAAGTCTAAGGTGGATTTTACGCTGACCAATGTTGAGTATATTAATGCTCTCAAAGACAGAGCAGCCTACCTACTGAATCAGTCTTCGTTGGACAGCACAACACTCGATGACATAATTGCAGCGGTTTCTGACGGCAAGCTAGCCGGTATGACTAACGGCGAAGTGGCCCAAGTCCTTAAAGATGCCTTTGACGAAATAAGTGGCTCAAGGGGCGAGATGATCGCCCGTACCGAATCAGCCAACGCTATAGGTGACGCCAATCATGCCACGGCAGTTGAGAATGGCGCGCAGACGCATAGTTGGATACTAGCCGGTGGTGGAACCGATGAGTTATGTGTCGGTAATGCCGATGATGGTGAGATACCTATTGACCAGGAATTCAGCAGCGGCGATCTGAACGAACCCGCACATCCGAATTGCGAGTGTTACACAGAAGCCGGTGAGATTAACCTTGATTCTATTGATTTATGGGGAGGTGAATAATGGGACAGACCACAGAAGATTTGATGGTCATAGCACAGTTAAGAAAAGCTCTTGCGCCACTTACCAATCTAATTAAAAGAGAGGCTGATGCTGTATTTGAAGATCGGCTTGACCGTATCGAGAAAGCTTTAGATGCTTTACTTCAAAAGGATATCGCAACTTTTCATCCCAATATTACAGTAGAATCACCTGATGTCAACGTGAACGTTGATACAGGCGAAATTGAGAAAGTTGTTAGCAAGTTGCAGAAGTCAGAACCGCAGTCCATAACTATGCCATCGGCTTATGAACCGCACGACCAGGCAAAAAAAGGCATGTTCAATTATAGCGGATTTATTAAATCAGACGGCGAGTGGTATATCCAGCGCGTGACTAAAGGCGAGCAGCGCTATGCAAAAGGCAGCGGTGGCTATGCAAAGGCATGGGAGAAACTAACTGACCTGAAATATGGGTATCTAAATGATCAGTGATGTGACCCTACCTGATTCAGAGATTGACCCAATAACTGGCAAATTACGCCAGGCATTGCCGCAACAAGGTTTTATACAGTCCAGCCTTAACCGTAATCTGCTTTATGTTAAGTCAGAAATAGACGCTAAGTTTGCCTCGATACAAAAGATTACTGTTAGTAATACTACGCCATCAAACCCCAGCATTAATGATCTGTGGGTCGATACGACATAACGATGTTAATTTATTCATAATTATAGATAGAGGAGTTATATGGACACAATAGAAATAGGTGACAAGCAATACGAGGTAACAGGAACCGCAGACGACGGCTTGCCTATTATCCGAGGTATTGCGACCACGACTCAAGATGGTTTTGACGAGGATGGAAACCCAAAGATTAGCGTAAATATTAACGTACCCCCAATAACAATCGGGGCAACCCCCGGAGAGGTGAAGTAAAATGGCTGTAGTCACAAAAGTTTATGACGCGTACTTAAACGACATGTTAATAGGAGGTGGTGCTTGGACATCCGCAACAGTAAACTGCGCCTTATTTAGCGCATCAACTTTTACCCACGGCGACGCAACCTACACTGCCACCGGAACAGAGGTAGCCTCAGCTAACGGTTACACGACGGCTGGTGGGGCAGTAGGAACACGAACATTGAGTGCCGCAACCGTAGCTATTCAGTTAGCTAAGATCACTGGTGCATTTGGTGGTGGTGCAGCTGGTACGACAACCTGGACGGCTACTGGTGCAGGCTTTACGGCGGTCGCGGCCAAGCTTTATGTCGTAGCTGGACATCCGATAGCTCATATTGACTTCGGTGGCTCTCAGACGGCATCAGGTGGTGGCACATTTGTAATAACTTGGGATGCTACAAACGGCGTATTCAATCTAGCATCTAGTTAATAGGGCGTAGCCCGGAAGGGGAAGCCTTATGAACAGACACAACACAAGCCCCCTTCTGGCTACCATGAGGGGTAGTTTGTAATGAGTATCGCCCTCGTCCAATCCGCAAGTTTTGGAACTGGCAGCTCCAGCTCTAGTGCCAGCGGAACTATTACTCTTGGTTCAGCGCCAACAGCCGGTAACTACCTTATATTCGCTTATACC